TTCATGGTCGACTACCTGGCCACGCTGCAGCACAAGAACAATGACCTGACCCGGCTCTTCGGGCCGCGCCAGTCGGCGGCGGCCGCGCGCATCAACGCCATCCGCGAGCGGGAGGCGATGCAGCGCGCCGCCAACCAGATCACCACCGACACCCCGGGCATCCTGCCCGTGCCGGTGGTCGGGCCAGTGCTGAACACGATCGACGCGAGCAGGCCGCTGCTGTCCTCGCTGGGGCCGAAGGATCTGAGCAATACGCCGGGTACGAAGTTCATCCGCCCGCACATCACCCAGCACACGACGTCGGGCAAGCAGTCCGCGGAGAAGACGGCCCTACCGAGCCAACCGATGAAGATCCAGCCGCTCGAGTTCCCGAAGGAGACTCACGGCGGGTGGGTCAACGTCTCCCGGCAGGACATCGACTGGACCTCGCCCACGGCCTGGGACATCCTCGTTCAGGACCTGGCCGACGCGTACTCGGTGGACACCGAGACCTCCGTGGCCGCGGTGTTCGGCGCCGGCACCGGGATGAACGGGCCGATCACGGTGGCCACCGACGACCTCGCCGGCTGGGCGGCCGCGCTGTACGAGGCGGCGTCGCTGGTGTACCGGGGCTGCGGGCGACTGCCCGACCGGGTGTGGTGTTCCCTCGACGTGTGGGCCAAGATCGGCCCGCTCGTGGACATGAACAAGCTCGTCTTCCCAGGTGCTGCCTCCGGCGGGGCGGGGGAGTCGAGCCTGGCCCGGTTCTCCGGCAACATGTTCGAGCTCGACCGCATCGTCGTGCCGACGTTCCCGGACGGCACCTGCATCGTCGGGGCATCGGCGATGGCCGAGTTCTACGAGCAGCGCATCGGCCTGCTCTCCGCGGTCGAGCCGTCGATCCTCGGTGTTGAGGTCGCCTACGGCGGCTACACCGCGTTCGGGTTCCTCGAGCCGGACGGGTTCACGAAGATCACCGCCCCGACGGGGCTGCCGCTGACCACGACCCGGTCGAAGTCGAACAGCACCGCCTCCTGATCCCCGGCGGCCGGGACGGGCGGGTGCTGCCCGTTCCCGGCCACCGGCCGACCGGTCGGGGGTGACCGTGGCCGAACTGCCGACGCCCGAACGCATCCGCGCCTGGTGCGGGGTGGCCGAGACGTCGCTGTCGATTGAGGACCTGCAGGTCATCTACGACGGGGAGGCGGCCAACCAGTTCTGGGTCTGCCGCACCCCGGATCCGATCGAGGTCACCGAGCGCACCGACGATCAGATCGCCGCGTTCTACCGCCGCTGCGCGCGGGCGATCGCGGCGAAGGGTGTCCCGCTGGGCACGATGCCCGGCTCGGACGAGTTCGGCCCACAGCGGCTGGCGTCCTTCGACGCGGAGATCGAACGCTACGAGGGCCCGACCCGAAGGTTCGTGTTCGGATGAGCGCCGTGCTGACCCAGGCCCAGCAGCGCACCGCGATCGTCGCCGCGCTCGCCGGCGTCACCGCCGACGTCGACGGGCAGACCGTCACCATCGACGCGCACCCGACCCGGCCGCGGCCGACCGCCGCCTACCAGGCGTGGCCGGTGTGGACGGCCTCCCGCCCGGTGGCGATGTGTGTCGCCGAGACCGAATGGCAGGTGGTGGTCGCGCTGCCCGGGGCGGACGCCCAGACCTGGACGCTCACCGGCGACGCCCTGGTCGAGGCTGTCGGCGACGCGCTCGCCGACTGGCATCTCACCCGGGTCGAGCCGGGGCAGCTGCCCGTCGCCGACGGCGCGGCGATGCCGGTGCTGATCTACACGTTCGACATTTAGGAGGAGATCATCGTGCCAGGTACTGCTACCAAGCTCGGCCCGGGCGAACTGACCATCGGCGGCGCCCCGCCCGCCGGCATCGACCTTTCGTGCCAGGTGTCCGCGGCGAAAATCGAGTGGGACAAGGACAAGGAAGACGACACGCCCGTGCTGTGCGGGGAGTCGATCGCCGGCGGGGTCACCTACACCGCGAAGCTCAAGGCCTCGGTTCTACTCGACCTCTCCGACGGCGGCATGGTCGACTTCACCTGGACCAACAAGGGGCTGACGTTCCCGTTCGTGTTCACACCCAACGACACCGCGGCCAAGTCGGTGACCGGCGACCTGATCGTCGACCCGCTCGACGTGGGCGGCGACGAGGTGAAGAAGAACATGTCCGTCGACCTCGAGTGGGACATCGTCGGCGAACCCCTGTGGGGCGATGCCACCATCGCCCGCAGCGGCCCGGCCACCCGCCAGCCCCGCCGCGCCGAGCCCGCCCCGCCGGCCACGGTCGCCGCGGGCGAGATCCCCGAACTGGTCTGACATGCCCGCCCCGGTCGTACGCGTCGAGGGCGCCGACCGGCTGCGGGCGACGATGCGCGCGGCCGGGCTCAAGCTGCGCGACCTGTCCGCGGTCAACCGGCGCACCGCCGCCAAGGTCGCCGCCGCGGCCGCGCCGAAAGCGCCGCGGCGGACCGGGGCGCTGGCGGCGTCGGTGAAACCGCAGGGCACCCAGCGGGTGGCCGCGGTCCGCTCGCGGCTGGTGTACGGCCCGCCGATCCACTTCGGATGGCCCGGCCACAACATCGCCCCGCAGCCCTGGCTGTACGAGGCGGCCGTGGCGACCGAACCGGAATGGACCGGCTACTACAACGACGAGATCGACAAGATTGTCGACACGATCCACGGAGCGTCATGACCGACCGGCTCACCACACCCCGCATGCGGGTGCTCATGTCCGATGGCACCTGCCACGAACTGCAGGCCCTCAATGTCGACCTGGTCGCCTGGGACCGCGAACGTGGCCGCCACCGCGACTGGCCGGCCGCCCAGGACGCCCCGTTCTTGTGGGCCACCTACCTGGCCTGGCATGTGCTGCAGCGAAGCAACCTGTTCACCGGCCCGCTGCCCGCCTTCGAGCTCGACGCCCAGCAGGTCGAGATCCTCGCCGACGACGAGGACGACGATGCGGTGGACCCTACCCGGACGGGTCCCGAGCCCGGATGATCGTCGCGATCGCGCTCGCCACGAACACCCCACCGTCGGCCTGGTGGGATGAGGACGACGCGACCATCGCGACCGTGCTGGACATCCTGAACGAGGCGGCCGACTGATGTCCTCCACCACCCTGGTTATCAAGATCCTGGCCGACGCCACCCAGGCCGCGACGACGATGGACAAGGCGTCGACCAAGGCCGGCAAGTTCGGCGGCGCGCTGAACAAGGCGACGCTGCCGGCCGTCGCGGTGATAGCCGGGCTGGGTGCGATGGGCAAGGCGGCCGCCGACGACGCCCGCGGGCAGGCGATCCTGGCCAACACCCTGGCGAAGACGGCCGGCGCCACCCAGAAGCAGGTCGCCGCGTCGGAGGCGTGGATCGCGCAGACCGCGCTCGCCACCGGGGTGGCCGACGACCAGCTGCGCCCCGCTTTGGGCTCCCTCGCGCGGGCGACCGGCGACGTCGGCAAGGCGCAGGGCGGCATGGGCGTGGCCCTCGACGTCGCCGCCGCCACCGGTAAGGACGTGACCACGGTCGCCACCGCGATGGCGAAGGGGTTCAAGGGCAACACCGGCGCGCTCGGCAAGCTGTTGCCCGGGCTGGACAAGGCGACGCTGAAGTCCGGCGACATGACCAAGATCATGGCTGAGATGTCGCGGATGACCGGCGGCACCGCCGCGGCGGCCGCCGACACCGCGGCGGGCAAGATGCAACGCGCCGCCGTCGCCATGGACGAAGTCAAGGAAACCGCCGGGGCGGCGCTGCTGCCGGTGCTGGACAAGCTCGGGCAGATGCTCGGCGGTATCGCCAAGTTCGCGCAGGAGAACGCCGGCGCTATGCAGGCGATCGTGGTCGTGATCGGGATCCTGGCCGGCGCGATCCTTGTCCTTAACGCTGTGATGAAGGTGGCCCGCGCCGCGACCATCGCGTGGACGGTTGTCCAGGCAATCTTCAACGGGGTCATGGCGATCAACCCGTTCGTGTTGATCGTCATCGGGATTGTCGCGCTGATCGCGATCATCGTGCTCGCCTACAAGAAGTCGCAGACATTCCGCGCGATCGTGGCGGCCGCGTGGGCTGGCATCAAGACCGCCATCTTCGCCGTGTGGAACTTCCTGAAGAGGACGGTGTTCCTGCCCTACATCCTCTATTTCAAGCTGTTGGTGCTGGTGGTCAAGCTCGCCATGGCCGGGATCAAGGTCGCCTGGGCCGGACTCAAAGCCGCCCTCGGCGCGGTCTGGAACTGGCTCAAGGCGCACGTGTTCGAGCCGATCAAAGCGGCGTTCAAGGCGGCGTCGGACAAGGCCGGCGAGGTCGTCGATCTGATCATCAAGGCGTGGGACGGGCTCAAGGCCGGCATGAAAGCGGTCTGGGACTGGATCAAATCCAACGTCATCGACCCGCTCACCGACGCGTTCGACGCCGTCTTCGACGTGGTGCAGAAGGTCGTCGAATGGGTCAAGAAGATCAAGCTGCCCTGGCCGATACAGAAGGCGGTCGACTGGATCACCGGCAAGTCGGCGCCCGCGGCGGCCCCGCCGGCCCCACCGACCGCCCCGGCGGTACGGGGCCGCGGCGCCCGGGCCGCGCCGCCGGCGACCGGGTCGACCGGCACGGGTAACGCGGCGCTGGCCGCGCTCACCCCGGAGTCGCAGGTGATCGTGCAGGTGTCCGACCGGAAGATGGCCCAGCTGGTCGACGTGTCGATCCGGGCGTCGGCGACCAGCGCGGCCCGTAACCTGACCCGCCGCCGGACGGTGACGGTATGAGCCTGACGGTGGCATGGCAGGCCGCGTACGGCTATGTGCAGTTCTCCGTGCGTGACGCCCCGGCCGGCTACACCGTCAAGCGGGTCGCGCTCGGCGCGACCAATCTGATCCCGATCCCCGGATTCGAGACCTCGACCTGGATCTCGACCGTCGACGGCGCCGGCTACGGGGAGGACTACCGCCCGCCGCTGGGCGCCGTGGTCACGTGGGTGCTGTGTCCGGTCGGCGCGACCGCCGACAATGCGGCCTACACCCGGGCGTCGCTGGGCACGCCGTCTGAGGCGTGGCTTAGGGATGTGGCCCAACCGCAGACGTCGCGGCGGGTGAACTGTGTCAACACCGACGACGAGGGGCTGCCCGCCTACCAGCACGTGTACGACATCTCCGGCCGCCGGCTGCCGCTGGTGGTGCACGACATCCGGCAGGGCCGGCACGGGTCGGTGATGCTGCACGTCGACGGCATCGCCGACCGCAACGGCCTCGAGGCGCTGCTGGCCACCGGAAACCCGCTGCTGCTCACACTCTGCGTGCAGGTCGGCTGGGCGCCGTGCATGATGGCCGTCGGCGACGCCACCTTCGCCCGCGACACCCAGGCCGCCAAGTGGTTCCTGCGTTTCGACTACGTCGAGGTCGACGACCCGCTGCGGATGGCCGGCGACCGGGTCGTGGCGGTCACCTGGGCTGATGTCAAGAACGGCTACCCGCAACAGCCCGGCGACCCGTCCCCGGTCACCTGGTCCTGGGTGACGCTGTCGTTCGTGGACTGGCTGGCGCTGATCGGCGGGACCCGCAAACCATGATCGTCACCGCGTCGGACATCCGCTCCGTCGAGCAGCGCGCGCACGGCCTGGTCGGCGTCGCCGAGGTCCGCGAACCCGACGGCGACGACTGGCACCCGATGCTGGTCAAGTCCGGATCGGTGACACTGCAGCCGATCGGGGAGCTGCCGGCCCGTACCGCGTCGGTGTCGGTCATGTCCTGGACCAACGACACCGACGACGTCACCGACTGGCTGACCCCGTTCGGATCGTGGATCCGCCTGTTCCACAAGGTGGTCCGGGTCGGCGGCACGATCATCATGGTGCCGCTGGGCTACTTCCGGGTCGACAAGCTCACCGTCAACCCGCTCGACGGCACCATCGAGATCACCGCCTCCGACGCCGGCGCGCTGATCGTCGACTACGCGCTACCCACCCTGGCCGACGGGGCGGTGTCGACATCGCAGACCTACCTCGCCCGGCTGACCACGATGCTGACGGATGTCATGGCGGGCATACCGCCGTGGTGGCAGGCGATCGTCGACCCGGGCAACGCGTCGGCGACAACGAAACCGCTGTCGCGGCTGCAGTACACCGGCGACCGCACGGTCGCCGCCACCGATCTGGCGACCCGGCTCGGACGGGTCATCACCACACCGCTGGACGGGTCAGCGGTGTTCCGGCTGACGGTCGCCCGCGACTCGACCGACGCCTCCGACGTGTCGGTGCGCGGCGGGCAGCTGGGCAACCTGGTCGAGCTCGGGTCGGAGGTCAACCGGGACCGCATCGCCAACGTGGCGGTCATGACCTACACCCGCGAAGTCAAGGCGGCCGGCGCCCGAACCCGCATCGAACAGCGCCGGCTCGTATCGGCATATCAGAACGCCGACGCCGACACCGCCGCCTACGGGCCGTTCGGCACGGTCACCATCGACGTCGATTCGAACAGCATCACCGACGACGCGGCCGCGGTCACCGCGTGTGACACCGTGCTGAAGGACTCCCTCAACCAGGTACGCGACCTGGCCGCCGACATCTCGCCCGTGTACGGGCTGGAATCCGGCGACATCATCCGCGTCGAAGACAACCAGAGCGACGCCACCGTCGGCATCCTCGTCGGCGCCGACATCGGGTTCACCGCGGCCGACGACTGGTCGGTGACCGTGCGCACGTTCGTGCCGGTGGGCATCTGGTCGGGCCGGCGAAAGACGGTCCTCACCGACGCCTACGAGGTACGCGACGATGCCGACTGGTCGGCGGTCGCGTCGAAGTCGGTAGACCTGACCGGCAAGACGACCAAGGGCTGGTCGGCCAACGGCGGCACCGTCAAGGACGGCGGGTCGCGCATACTGTTCACCGCCTCCGGGTCGGCGACAGCCAAGCTGCACTCCGCGAGCGCGTTCACCATGCCGGGCACACACCGCGTGCGGGTCAAGTTCACGATCAAGAACGGTGCCAAGTTCACCAAGGCCCGAGCCCGCGCGTACATCGACCCGAACTCCTCCGGCGCGATATACGGATCGTTCGTGACGATCGACCCGGGCAAGTACCGCGCGATCAAGGCAGAACTCGACCTCGGCGCCGGGTCGACCTACACCATCGGCGTCGACATCGACAAGGCCGACGGCACAGCCCCCGATGCCGGCTGGAAGTTCTACGCATCGAACATCACCGTCGAAAAGGCGGTACGGCCCACATGACCAACCCGCTCGCCGACGTCGCCCGGGCGGCCGCCGAACCCAACCCGGTACGCGTCTACCTGGCCACCGTGACCGCCGTCAACACCGTCACCGGCGAATGCTCCGTCGACATCGGCGACGGCAACCCACTCACCGAAGTGCTCTACGTCGGCCCCGACGTCACCGTCGGCGAACAAGCACTGCTGATCACGTTCCGGCGCAACGCCGTGGTCATCGGCGGCGCCGCCGGCGGCGGCGGGGGCACCGCCGGACCGCAGGGACCGCAGGGCGCCACCGGCACCCAAGGCCCGGCCGGCACGACCGGCCCGCAGGGGCCCACCGGTGCCACCGGCACCGGTACCCAGGGCCCGCAGGGTGCACAGGGTGCGGTCGGTACGCAGGGTCCGACCGGTACGGCGGGTACGCCGGGTCCGCAGGGTGCAATCGGTCCGCAGGGTGCGACCGGCACGGCTGGCACGCCGGGTACGGCGGGTCCGCAGGGTGCGACCGGCACGCAGGGTGCGACCGGCACGCAGGGTGCCACCGGTACGCAGGGTGCGACCGGTACACCGGGCCCGCAGGGTGCGACCGGCACGCAGGGTGTGCCGGGCACAACCGGTACACCGGGTCCGCAGGGTGCGACCGGCACGCAGGGTGTGCCGGGTACGGCTGGTACGGCGGGTCCGCAGGGTGTGCCGGGTACGGCCGGTACGCCAGGCCCGCAGGGTCCACCCGGCACGCCCGGATCCTTCGAGACCTGGGCTGACCTAACGCCAGCGTTCGACACGTGGGCTGACCTGCTCGCGTGACACGCCACCACACCGATTTACGCGATTCAGATGACGGAAGGAATCAATCATGGGCACCACACCGGTTTGGCTGCTCCCGTACCCCGAACTAAGCGACCCGCCCGACGGCCCCGCCCAGATCAAGGCCCTCGCCGAGAAGCTTGAAACCCAGCTGACCGCGGTCAACAAGAGAGACAGCGGCTGGATCGACCTGACCAGCGTCACGTCATTCAAAACCAACTACATCGCCGACAGCTCGCCGTGCCGCGGACGGCGAATCGGCCCACTCGCGTTCCTAGACCTGAATGCCAAACGGGCTACGGCCGCGCTGGTCGCCGACGCGTCCGGCAACTTCACCGACCACGACATTCTGACCGTCAATGACGCGCGGTTCCAACCAGAAATGGCCAACTTTGTCATGGGAGCCATCGGGGCCTATTCAGGCCTGACGGTCATCCTGACGACCACGCAGCCAGTGCACTGGCTCCTACAGGCGATCTCCGGCGCCAGCGCGACAATCGCCATCGGGCAGGCCTGTCACCTCACCGCCTGCTACCTGTCCTCGACCGCGTACTAGATCCGATCGGCGTGGGAGAGGCGGCGGGCGGACTCTAGGGCGCGGGCGTCGGCGGCCGATGAACCGTAGCGGTCGACCATCACCCGGGAGCGCCAGCCGAACACCCGCATGGCGTCGCCCTCGGACATGCCCGCCGACAGCTGAGTGTGCGCGGCGGTGTGCCGGAACCGGTGCGGGTAGACCTTCGCGATGCCGGCCCGGGCCGCCACCCGCTTAATCATCTGGTACATGCCGTCGTAGCCCAGGGCGCCGCGGTGGTTCGGGGGAGATGCCAGCCATAACGCGGGCAGCCGGCGGTCGCGGTGCTTGATTCGAGCGCGCAGATAATCGTCGAGAACTTCCGCGGTATTGGCGCCGTACGGCACCGTCCTTTCGCGTCCGCCTTTGCCTAAAACCGTCACGCACTGATCGCCAAGATGGACGTGCTCGAGGTCGATTCCCGCGCACTCCGCACGTCGCAATCCGCCGTCGAAGAGCATCCGGATGATGGCCTTGTCGCGTCGCGCGGTGAAGTCATTGCCGCTGATCGCCTTGAGCAGCCGGCGCAGATCATCGTCGACGAGGACCGGCACCGGTTTCTCCGGCACCGCCGGGGCCCGCAGATGCTGCATCGGGTGGACGAGTTTCTCGCGTCGGCACAGCCACCCGAAGAACACCTTCAGCTGGCGGAAATCGATCGCCACACTCTCCGGCGCCGGCGGCCGCCCGTACCGGGTGATGCTGTCGAACTGGTCGGCGATGAACGCGACCACCTCGTCCTCACCTATCTCGTACGGGCTCTTGTCGACGGCGGCGGCGCTCGCCCAGTCGGCGAACTTGGACAGCGTTCCCAGGTACTTCTTCCGCGTCGCCGCCGCCTTGTTCGAGGCCTTGAGATGGCGCTCCCACTGAGCGGCCAACACCTGCCAATCGGATCGCCGTTCGCTGATCTCCATGTGGCAATTCTCCCAGCTATAACGCGTGACAACGTGACACGCTGGGACCGAGGCTAGCACACAGTCTCCTGATGTATATCCGCTGTGCGGGATCTGCGTCGATGTCTTGGAGGGCTCAAACCGTTGCGGTGTAAGGGTTTGGCGCGCCCGGTAGGGATCGAACCTACGACCTTGGGATTAGAAGTCACATACCAGGATGCAGTGTGCGAAACGGACGCTCAACACGGGGGGAGATCATCCCCGGGGGTGCCACGACCGTACAGTCTCCTGGTCATCCCATCGTGATCGGGTGATCTGGATTCATAGACGGGTATCATAAGCCCGCTTATGGGCGGAGGCGACGGTACGATGCTCCGATGTCCGAGATCCCCTGGTGGCTGACCGCACTCGTGTTCCTCTTCATCGGGATGGCGTTGGAGCGCTTCATCATTGACCGCAAATTCATCCGCGACATGGAGACCAAGTGGGCCGACCTGCGCGACGAACTTCAGCGCATCGAGCGGGAGAAGGATCAACCCCGCGACACACCATAATGCGGGTTATTGAGGTCAATCGCTTTCAGGCGATCTAGCCGGTGGCAGGATTCGCGATTCGCGAAACAGTGCGAGCAGCGCCCGTTCGATTCCGGGTCGCATGGCGACGGGCAGCTCGTCGAATTCCGGCCGCGGCCGCCAGGGCATGTCGCGGTCGGCGCCGAGGGATGAGTCGAGGAGTTCTTCGAGCGAGGTCTGGAGTGCGTCGGCGAGTGCGATGAGGGTGTCGTATCGCACGCGCATGACC